CCAAGGGAAACCGCAGCGGTCGTGCCTGTGCATAGAGCCAGCACCTTGTCAGCGTCGGCCTGCTTGGGGAATGCGTACTTGCGGAAGGTAGCCATTAGAGGGTCGTAAGGGCAGCGAGTTCAGCGTTGGTGAGCCTTGTGGTGTAGAGGGCGGCGGAGCGAATGCGGTCGTTGAATGCTTGAGCATCAGACCTACTTGACCCTACGTTTACTTTTATGATAGACGAAAAAGCGAATGTTTGAGTTTGCGTTGCTCCTACTTGCGTTCCATTAATGTACATTGTTGTATCGCCCGACTTGTAAGCAACCGCAACCTTAAAGATTCCAGCAGTTAAAGCGGCTGAGCCTAAGCCTGTTGCCGCACTTTGCGTTGATGAAATCCTGTCAAAATATATTTTGCTATCCGTGAATTTATAGATATCTACTCGGTTGCTGGCCGTTCCATCAGATATTGATGCAATAAATCCGACATTAGCAAAAGTGCGTATATCCACCTCCGCATAAATCGTCCCCTCGGTCTGCCCTATGCAACCGCTGACTGCGCCTGATAGGGTTACCACCTCTGCGTTGCGGGTTCCTGTTGCAATGGTCGTTGCGATTGGCGATGTAGCAACAGGGCCAACCTCGCCTTGTGTAAAGTCCACCTCAATCACGTCGCCACTTACGGCCAAGCGAATACCGATTGTTCCACTTGCAACCGTTTGAGCAGCACAAGCAACTTGCGTGTAAAGGCTTGAAATTGTAACGGTGGTCCAGTTGGTTCCTCCATTGGTCGTTAATTGGATAGCCCCCGTACCCGTTACCCTGCGAATGTATGCCGAGAAAACACGGCTCTGCGATGCGTGGGATAAGGCTTGGAGAACTGTTCCACTTGCAGCCGTTGCGGTTATTGTCGTGCCTCCTGATGCAACTCCATCTGCACCAACGGCATTCTTTGCGGTTGTTACGGTTGTTCCCGACCAAACGGCATTCGTTAAATCTCGGCTATGCAGGGCCAAGTTGGTCGCAGCAGGCTCCACCAACAACGCAGGGCAGCCAGCCGTTCCACCGCTGGTGTAGTAATCCAAGCGAGGCACACCGCTTGCAACGCTCTCAATCAAGCCAGCCGAATTGAATCGGGTCGCAGTAGTCGCACGGGTAACATTGAAGTCCCCCGATGAACCGAGAACAACCCCAGCCGAAGTCGTAGCGATTTGGGTGTAGAGTTTCCCCGTCTTGAATCGGGCAGGGACGATGAGTAAAGATGGGCTTGCAGGCATCTGCTATGCGTTTAAAAGATTATACATTCGAACTTCAAGGCAGTTGATGAAGCGAACCTCCGCAGCGTCAGCCGTGTCGGTATTTGCCCGTTGCATAAACGGCTGCCAAGAGTTGGAATAAAAGACGAAGAAAGCGTATGATTGGAAGGAGTTGATGAATCGGGTTTGGAGGCATCCATTGACCGCAGCCTCCGCAGGCAAAGCCCCGTCAGCGTCTGCACGTTGGTTGAAGGCAAGCCAAAACGGATTGCCACCGCCAAGCAGTTGGTTTGTTGGATAGCCGTAGCCGTAGCCTATCAGCATTGCTTACAGGAATGTAAATCCGATGACCGAACCGACGCTTGGAGTAACGGCAGTAATCTTGCCTCCGTTGCGACCGCTTATCACGATGCCAGCGGAAACTGATTTGCCACTAAAGTTGTAAGCGGATAGCAGGTTTTCACTTCCAGTTCCTGTTAAAGTTGTGAAAGTCGCAGCGGTGTTGACTACAAGGAAGTCGTAGTTCTTCCCGGTAACAAGTCCATCAATGAACTCCATCGTACCACCTTGGCCGAGCATTTGTTGCAGAATAGGTGTAGGCATTTTTTAGCGTTTAATTGTAAATGTAGATTAGACTGGAATTTCACAAACCGAATGGCCGTAAGGGATCTCAAAGGTCATCGTCGCCTGCCACCCTGCCGTGCGGTCATCCCGGCTCTCTACGAAGCGGGTAAGCGATACGGAGGCACTAAGGGTCCAGTCCTCGCTTGGGTCGTTTGTGAGGCTTGAAATAAAGTCCTGTGCTACCTGCAATTGGTCGCTTAAGACCTCATCCTCGTTGTCCTGCCAACCCAACGTAGGGCTGCCCGAAACCACTCCGCCCATCGGCTTAATGGACTCAACTCTATCACTAAAATATACCCCAACCACCAAGTCCAAAGTACCAGCGTCAGTACTTGCAGACTGAACGTCCGCAAAAACGAGCGGATAGACGATTCGCTCACGACTTGGGGTTCGAAGGTTGATGGTGTTGTCCGTGCCGATTGCAAGCGGGTCGCCCGTCCCGAAGGAGTTGACCTGTGGATGAGCATTTGCAAGGTCCAGCAGGGCTTGCTTGATTTTTATCCATGACATAAGTCTGCAGTTTCAGTATGTTTTTTTTGTGTGCGCCCATCGTTAGCAGTCATTACACGCCCCGAATTGACCGTAGGGGTAGGGGTAGTCCAAATTGCTGATTCCCATTCTCCTGTTGCGGTCCAAGACCATCCCGGTGCGGTAGTTGGTAGCGTTCGGGTAGATGGTATCCAAAGCAGATGGAGGCGAGTTCCAAAGAGGGTAGGAGTTGCGGTTCTCCATTAGGTATCGAGTAATCCGTTCGGAGTACCACTCGGCATCGTTCTTGACCTTATCGGTCAGCCGGGTGATTTCTTCCATGCTCATTTGGGAGGATTCTTCGCTCGTTCTACGGACCATGCCCTTGTTCATGTACTTAAACGCAAGAACCATGGGTAGTTCGTAGTAGAGCCACTGAATCATAGCCGGCTGGATGTAATCCTCCAGCAGCGTTTGGTTCAGGGCAGACGTTGAACCGCTGACGACCTGCGTAACCAATTCCCCGTACAACGGAGAGCCTACAATCGGCTGAATCCGCATCTCTTGGACCTTGACAACCGTAGGACGGATTTGGGTGTAGGATACGTTCTCGTTGATGATGCTATTGTCCAGTAGCGTTTCTTCGCTTATAAAGAGTGCCTTCATGCCTTGCTGATTTTATTGCCTTTGCGGATTACCAACTGCTGCTCCCATACGTGCCTGCATTGCGGCCGATTCACTCCGCTGGGCGTGTGATACCAACCGCCCCTCCTGTTCCAAACGGAGTAGCCCATTATCGCAGAAATCCCGTCGATGTCCTCCCTCGTGTAAACCTTGCCCTGCCCGGCTAAGTCAAGCATGACCTTGCAGAACTCACGGCTGGAGCCTTTGTCTTTGTTGCTGAACCCTGTCGCCCATGCGTATTTGTAACGGACCTCCAGTACAGGCTCTGCAACTTCCTTGACGTTCTTGGGAAGGTTCTGCTCGGCTATCTTGTCCACGGCCCGGCTGATAGGGTAGCGGTCCTTGGTAATCAAGTAGGCGACCCGCTTGGCAACCTTCGCCTTGCTAACTCCAAACTCCTTTGCCATTTCTTCAACCGATGCGTCCCGGTTCTTCTTGCGGTAAGCCTCAATCTTTAGGTCCAACTCTTTCTCTTCTTCGCCAAGTTCTGCAAAGGCCAAGCGGATGTTTTCGTCAATGTTGGTGTCAAACCGCATCGGCTTGGAGTGCATGACGTGGTAGTCGTCGGCATGGCATCCGAACTTACTTGCAACCACCTCCAAGACCTTAAATTCTTCCTCGCCCCATCCGTAGTCCTCGTCGTCTTCTTCGCCCCAAGTCGGTTCGCTGAACTCTTGGGCCTGCACTCCCAGCATCGTGTCAATCTCTTGGGCTGATAGACCGAAGCCCGCTGATAGCATGGTCCGAGCCATCTCCAGCGTGATTTTCTCCTGCATATACTGCCTGACAATACGCATCAGGTTTTGGTACTCACGGCCCGATAGTTTCTTGATGTTGTCGTTTGATGCCAAGCCTTGCGGTGCAGTAGGTTCAGGGCTGACCTCTACGGCTGCCGTTTCCCCAGCAAGACCCGAACCCTCTGCCTTTGGAGGCAAGGACACCAAGGCCCTGATTTCGTTTGCTGACATAGATTCCAAGACCTTGTTGGCAACCAACGGAGAGAGCGAATTGATAGCCGTGATAACGTCTTGGACGCTTGATTCGGTCTTTATTTCAATCGGTGGCAAGCCTGCTTTCTCACGAAGTTCTGCTGGGGTCATGGCTTGAAGGAGAGCCTGTTCGCTCAACTGCTCATTGATTGGGTTGGTAGGGATTAACTCCATGCCTTCCACACCGTTAAAAGACCCCAAGTAGTTTATCATTCTTTCGACCTTCTGCACCCGGTCGTTGACGTAGGTGGCCTTGAACAACTCGTAAGCCTCGACCAATTCGTTGCGTCCACCCAATTGGCCCTCGGTCTTGACTCCGAATAGCATGGGGTTGGTTACACGGTGGGCAATGAATATCTCTTGCTGGATTGATTTGTTTAATACCTCGAACTGCTTATCCATATCGGACGGAGTGAGCGGTTCAAGTGTCGGGGCATTCGCTGCTTCATCGTTGAAGGTTACCACAAAGCGACCAGCGTTGTCCGTACCGCTGAACTTGCGTTTGATTTGACGCTCGATGTCGCCCTGTTCTTCGGGTGTCGGGATGCCGTTGTTGAAATTAATCAAGTATCCCCCCCAAAAGTTGTTGCGGAGGTTGTTGTTGTGGAAGTTGGCCACTTGCACGTCTGCCTCAATCCAAGCGTTCCCCCCGATGTATTCCGGAAGCGGGTAGTGCTTCACGCCTGCTGCATAGACCCGATAGTAGAACAACTGCTTTCCGAGGCGATTCTCCGGGTCGAATGCAGGAATCTTCTCGATGTCCCCGACCTTCGGGAACAACTGCATCATGTCGTCGTTGTACCAGTCAGCGACTTGGAACATCTTTTCTTCCTTGTCAACCCTGATTTTCTCAAACGGGACGTGTTCCATCTTGGCAATCGTGCCAAGTTTGGACCAAGTAACCGCAACCGCAAAGCCGTTGAAAATCTCCAAGTCAAGGACCAGTTTCTCGGTGATGTCGTTTAGGTCCTCCGTGCTTGACATTCCGTCAAAAAACTTGATGAATCGGGCCTGCTGC